GTTTGTCCATTGCAGAAATAATGCCACCCATCCCCAGACTCTTGTGAAATTTAGTATCTACGTGATACTCTGCACTGCCACCAATTCTACTGCTTGGACCAGTTCTCAATCCCTTACCAGTCACGCCAGTGGCAGTTGCACCACTACCAGGACCCATGCCTTCTCTTGTTCCCATCTCATCAGATCCTTTTGGAAGACTGACCATTGGTTGAGATGGATCTCCTTTACCAGTTAAGATTTTAACTATACTAGAAAGATCTGGGAGTTTTTTGGTTGTGTTATTAAGTGTTTGTATAACTCCACCAAGACCAAGACCATCAAGCAAACCCTCTTCTGCATCTCTAATCTGAGGGAACATATCCCTTGCAAACATAAATGCATCAAGCGCCATAGAAACAGGAGCACCTGCACCACTGAAGTCTAATATTGCAGAGATGAATTCGATCAGAGCACCTAAACTATCTCCTTGAGCAAGTCTGTCATATGCAAATAGTAAATTAAATACTCCACCAACAACTGGAAGTGCTTTTGCACCCAACTTAGATGCCATTTTTGGAGCATCACCAAGGGTATTCATTCCAATCTTTTTCAATAAAGAATTAAGACCAGGAATACTTGCAATCTTTTGTAGAATCTTATCCTTTATTTTGAGAAGTGGTTTTGTTAAAGGTTCTATAAGTTTTTTAATTGGAGATATGACACCATTTACTAATCTTTTCTTAGCAGCATCTCCAAGAGTTTTTACACTGCCAACAACAGCAGATTCGGCCGCTTTATATTTGGATGCTATTGATTTACCAATGTTACCAAAGAATCCAGATACTGCTCCAAATCCTTTTTGGAATATATTAGGTCTAACTTTTCCTTTGAATCGTGCCTTTGTTGCCCTAGCACCAAACCTTCTTTGATATCTTTTTCTTGCTGCTTTCGTTGTTGGTTTTCTTGGTCTTGCTTTTGCCTTTGGTTCTACTTTTGGTGCTTTAGGACGTAATGCCATTGCACCCATCGCAGCAATCAATGACAAATTCAACATTGTGTTGACGTTTGCCATCAAACTGTCAAAATTCTTTAAAGCTTGATCGCCAAGTTTATCACCAATAAATCCTCTTGCAGAATCATAAACTTTATATCCCCAGTCTACAAATGTAACCAGACCATTAAGTAATTTTCCACCCCATTCCAAAACAAAGTCTGCAATAGGTCCAACAAAAGATATGAACTTTGTAATTTGTGGAGCAAAATCAACTAAACGAGTAACAATAAATCCAAAAACAATATTCTTAATAAAGTTCTTAATGCGATCAAAGAAACTGATCTTTGGCATTTTAAGACCAGGTTTTTTCTTTGTATCTTTAGTGTCTTTTGCTTCTAGTTGTTCTTCTTTCTTTGTGCGTTTTTCAGAAGCTTCTTGTTTCTTCTTTTCGTCAATTATTTTTTTGGATTTAACAACAGATCCTTTCAATAACTTATCAATTTCAATAACTTTACTTTTGATATCTTCTATTTTTTCTTGAGTATTATTTTTTGCAAAAGATGGAATTGAACTTACCTGTAATTTAGTTGTCTTTGCAACAACTAAATTGCTTCTACTCTGTGGAAGTAATTTTTGAGTATTGACTGCCATAGTTCTATACCGTTATTCCAAGAGTTCTGACTTTTCTATCAGAAGTCATTGCCATAGCATCAAGATTAGGAATATCTGTTCTTGGTTGTTGTCCTTGTCCTTGTGATTGCTGTGCTGTTGTTTGTTGTTGCATTTGCTGATATGCAGCAGTTGATGATGGTCTTGATGATTTAGAAATGGATGAGGTTTTAATACCTAATCCTTTTCTTATTGCCATGTAATCAAACTTGGCAACATCGGATAAAGTAACTGTTGGTTGACTTGCACCACCAGATCCTCCACCTACACCACCGCCGCCACCACCACCAGCACCACCACCAGCAGAAGATATTGTTGTGGATGCAGAATATGAATTTGGATCAAGACCTTTTAAGTTATTGTTGTATACTTTTGCTAGATCATCATATCTCTTAACTGGTTGTCCATAACGACTTGCGCCATTCATCATTGGAAGTGATGCCCACACTGGAGCAATCTTAGCAATCTGTGATCTACTAATAGGTGCGTCAATTTCTGCCTTTGACATTCCTGCCTGACCCATCATGTATCCAGCAATTGCCATCTTGTCCTGGTTCTCTGGAGTGAACTTATCTGTTGCAGGATTCAAACCAGCTCTTGCAGCAAATGCTTCTGGTTTCATCATTTGATATGCACCAACTGCAGCAGAAGTATAACTTCCATAAGTTGCTTCTCCACTTGCAAGTCTTCTCTTCTGTTCAGCAACAACTTCATTGATAGTCATTTTGGTAAGATCCATATCGGTTCTTCCACCAAACCAAGTGTTATATCCACCAGGTTTTAATGTTCCCTCTGCCCATCTAATAGTATTGAGGAGTGCTTTTGCATTTTTGGAAATACCACCCTTAGTAGTTCCTCCCTTGTCATCAGCACTCTTCTTAGCAGTAGATCCACCACTGAATAAATTTCGTACCCAACTTAGAGGTCCTCTTTGATCTTTTGTTTTATCTTCATCACCACCAGGAACTTCACCACCACCTTTGAATCCCAACAATCCTCCTCCAGAGAAGGATGGAATATTTGTACCACCACCCATTGCATTCATTGATGCTAAAGTATCTGCGCCAAATTTATTAACAGCACCTTTACTCATCACAAACTCTCCAGGAGTAAGCATTGCAGGAACAGTATCCTTATTACCTGATCCAGGTACTTTGCCACCAGATTCAAATTCAACAGGAGGTGTTTCAGCAGAGTCTTCTTCATCAGCACCAACTTCAGTACCAGTTAATATTCTGGCACCAAGATATCCTGCACCAGCAAGAACCGCTGCTGTTCTTGGATTCTTTGTCACAAATCTGAGAAGTTTTGGTATTGCAAATTTTGCAATTTGAATTGCCCAACTACCAATTGTTCTAATAAGTTTACCAAACTTTGTTCCAAATAATAAGTATGCTCCTGCAATAACAGGCCACCAATCAGAGAAGAACCTAATAATACTCTTTATCTTCCCTTGATTTTCAGAATCACCCATCCATTCAACAATTTTATATAATACTCTTCCTAATAAAATTGTACTAAAGAAGTCAAATAATTTTTGGAAAAGTGATTTAACTGGAGCAAGAACTTTTTCAGTTACCTTTGCAAGTCCTTTGAAAATTCCAGACTCTAAAGTTTTTTCTTTCTTTTCTCTTTTTGTTTTTTCTTTTTCTTTCTTATCTTTCTTTAACTCATCTTCTTTCTGTTTCTCTTGAGTTTTTAAAGATTCAAGAATAGAGTCAATACCTTTCATTATATCATCAAGATTCCCTTGAGTCTCTTCAGATACAGGAGGTTTGACAAACTTCTCCAGTGGCATTGCAGGAGATTTTACAATTGCACTGCCACCAACTGGAAGAGATTTTGCTCCACCAGATATACTTGGTCCACCTTTTTTCTTAGATAAAACTTTATCAACAAATTTTTCAAAATCTATTTTATTTCCTCTCTTCTTGAATCCTTCTTTTCTTTCTGAAGGAGATAAGGAACTACCACCAATAGTTCCTTGAGAAGTAAGTTCATCAAGATACGCTTGATACCTGTCTCCACCAATAAACTTGGAAGGGACGATGGCAGAAGACTTTATCTTTGTTACTTTTGGTTTGGGTGCTGAAGGCGCTTCCTCACTTTCCTCAACCATGGTATATGCCATGTCAAGGAGATCATTAGTCTCTCCTTTGAATATCTTAGAATCTACTTCTCTTTGTTCTGAATCGCTTAAAGAATTATAAAATGCCGAAAGTATTGAAATTTGACCATCGGAAAGTTTAGAGACAAGCTTTTTTCCTAGCTTAAACTCATATGCTTTCCTTAGTTTTTTTTCTTTACTTGAAGGCATTTTGTTGTTTGTGTTTTAATTCCTCTTCTTCAAGATGCTGTTGCAATAATGCTACGTAGATGTCTCTTTCCCAAGGCATCAAATTTTCAATCTCAGTCAAAGAATATTTATGGTACTGCATCAAGGCAAAATTAAGTCTATAATAATTTTCCAGATCCATATGGATCAGGGCTATGCGAAAAAACTTGCTAACCCCTCCAGGAGAACTTCACTCTCCACTTTTGTATTTGGATTCTTGATCGTCAAAGCATGAGATAACTTAGGCATAGTTTCAAAGAACTTTTCAATTTCCTTGAATTGAGACGAATTCATTTGCTCTAAGAATTCAACAATTTCTTTCTTAGAGCAGTCGGCAGCCGCCCAAACTTCATCTTCAGTGTAGATTTTATCAATACATGATGCAATCAATTCAAATGATTGATCCATTGCACTCCCTTCACTAAAATCAAAATTGTTTTTAATAAACTGATCAAGTGATGGATACTTCATTTCCATCATGATGCTTTCATCAACTTTGATTTTATTATTGTGATCTTCGCTCTTCTGGACTTTAATGTCTTCCAGATTAATTGTTACTGAGACTTGTGTTTCTTCATCATCAGGACAAGTAACACTTACCTCAATTTCTTCTCCAACAGACTTACCACGAATATTAAGGAACAAATATTCAATATCAAAAGTAGGAAGATTCTCTACTTTAATTCCTCTGGTTTTGATACAATTTTTGATAACTGTTTTAATTGCTGTTGTGATTTGCTTTGTATCTTCGCTTTCTAAAGCAAGCACAAGAACTTTCTCTTCCTTGACAAGGAAAGGTCGATACTGAATCGTTTCTCCAGTGGATGGCAATTCAAGTTCATATAATGGCGTTGCAATCTTTGGTAAAGGCATAATGTCCTATAGTGTTTTTCAGATGTGATTATTTATTTGCGTTTCAGCGATTCAAAGTATTGGTTCTAAAATTATAGTCAGTATCAAATATACTAGGTTCTACAAATGTAACTCTACCAACTCCAGGAAGTCCTGCCTCAACTCTCCTGTCAATGGCACCACTATTAGTATTAGGTGCTAAGGCACCAGCACCCTCAAGACCAGGTAAAGTCAAATTACTAGCATTAAATTGTGCTTGTGCAGTAGGTGTGGTTGGTGCAACTTGTGGTTGTGTTGTTTGTGGTAAAGTTATTTCATCAACATAATAACGAATATAACTCATCGTTACTGTACACTTTAGAAGTGAAGATGAATCATATGTAACTGGCATTGATGAAATGCTGAGAGGGAAAGATCTAACAAAATTATAGGTCAAGGTTGATTTATAATCTCTCTCAAATTTTCTTACAACTAATCCTTGATCACTCATGTAATCATTAGGATATTTTGCTCTATAAAAATAACTCTTGGATTTTACGTCATCAGTATTTTCATTCATGATATACTTTATCCACCCTTCAAAAAATTTAATGGGGAGATAATTGCCAGCATCTACATAAAAAGTTAAATCAATTTGACCATCAAACATTCTACGATATGCGTGTTTCTCTGTAACACCAGCACGGTCATTATTGTTCTCAAGAGTTGCTAACTGAGATCCTGGTAGAGTTGCTTCTGCACATGCCAAATTTAAATTTGACTGTTCAGATCCCAAAATATCACGAAGGTCATCCAATACAGGAACTTCAACTTCAAAGTGAGAAGTTAAAGCTGGTCTAAGCAAACTCGATTTTATTTGTGAAACTGACCTTGAGGTAGGCATCTATAAATAGTTTTTAACCTTATATATTATGTATGGCAGAAAGTAACAAGAGTATATACCACCCATCTTTCCCCAAAAAATATAAAGGTGATCCAAACAATATTATATGTCGCAGTAGTTGGGAAAGAAAATTCTGTCGTTGGTGTGATTTGAATGAAAGTATTTTAGAGTGGGGAAGTGAAGAGTTTTT